ACCGCCCAACAGATCGAGGAAGCTGACAAGGCATCCAAAGCAATGGCCCGGATGCGGGCAGAAAGTAGCTTTGTATCCCAGACCCTGGTGACGAGCGCCATTCCTGCGCTGTCGGTGCTATCCGAAGAACTCAAGAAGATCCTGCTCGGTACGGACAACGCTGTAACGGGCATCAGCAGGCTACGTGATGATGGGACCCTGGCCAAGTGGGCAGAGACCTCGGCCTATGCAATCGCGGTGCTGGTGGACAGCCTTCGTGCGATTTTTCAAGGGATCAAGTCGATCGTCGGCAGCTTCCAGGCGGTTTGGGCTGACATTGAGTTGGCCGTAGGCTTCATTGCTCGCGGGGGTGTGCCTGGTCTGCTCATGGAAGGTAACCGCAAGGCGCTACGCGAGGCGCTTGATAAGCGCAACCAGATCGTTGAGCAGGCCAACCGCAACTATGTTGAGCTGTGGAACATGCCGCTCTTGGCTGATGCGGTGACGCAGCGATTCGATGAGATGCGGCGTAATGCTCAGGCGGGCGCGAACCCCCAAGGAGATAAACCACAGCGGCCCACTCTCAACTACAACACCGCAAGCGATGCCAACCGCGCCGAGGCGCTTGCGGGCATCGAGCGAGACGTCAAGCGGTTGCTGGATGCGCTCGATGTCGAGGCTGCGCTTTTGAAGGATCGCCAGCGCATCATTGATTTGTACGAAGGCCAGGGATTTTTGACCTTCAAGGAAGGTAGTGACGCCCGCATCGCCGCACAGGACGACTTCACCGAGCGTCTTCGTGCAAACATGGCAGAGGAAGAGGCCATCTTGAAGCGAGGTCTTGCGACCGTAGCCAAGACGACCCAGGAAAAGGCAAAGCTCACTGCCCGGCTCGAAGAGGTCATGGCCCGGCGTGCCCGGCTTGAGCGCGAGGTCCAGATGTCGGGGCTTGAGCGCAGCATTCGCGAACCGGGTGAGGCCTTCAAGACCACACTCGCTGACATTGAGCAGCGATCGAAGGCGCTGCAGGCGCTTGCCGATGATGAGACGGCCATCATGCGAAGCCGTCAGCGGGTGATTGACCTCTACCAAGAGCAGGGCTACCTGCGCTTTCGGGAAGCAACCGATCTACGGGCCAACGCGCAGCAGGAATACCTGGAGCGCTCGCGCGCCTACTTCGATCAGGAAGAGGCGTTGCTGCGCACGGCACTTGAGACAGTGGCCAAAACCGCTGATCAACGTCGGCAGATCGAGGAACGACTCGCCACATTGGCGGCTAAGCGCCAGCGCATGGAGCGTGAGGCTGCTCAAGTCACTCTTGAGCGCGCCATTCGCAGCCCGTTTGAGGCGCTGCGCGACATCCAGGAGCGGGCATCCCGAGCCGAGTCCGAGTTCAAGACCCGAGAGGAGCAGATCCGGCTGCTCCGCGAATCCGGCGCTATCAGCGAGTTGGAGTCTTTGCGGCGCCTGGCCACTGCCCGGGAAGAAAGTGCCCGGCAACTGGAGCAACTGGCCGCCGAGGCGCGCGCAGTAGCTGAATCGGCGCCGGGCAATGAACGATTTGCAGAGTCCATGCGCCAGATCGCAGAGAGTGCTCGTACTGCCGCAGCCGGGGCGAAGGAGTTGGGTCAGCGGGCGAAGGAAATTGCTGAACCCTTCACCGCTGGATTTCAGAAGGGGCTCAAGAGCTTCATTGAAGATGCCGAGGCGATGGGTAAGCAAATCGAGTCCATCACAAGCCGGGCGTTCAACGGCATGACCGATGCGCTCACCCAGTTCGTGATGACTGGCAAGCTCGACTTCAAGAGTTTGGCCAACTCGATCATCTCCGACCTGATCCGAATTCAGATTCAGCGAGCGATCACGGTCCCGCTGGCCAACGCCATGATGGGCTTCTTTGGCTTTGCGGGCGGTGGTGTCATGACCTCTGCTGGCCCCATGGCCTTGCGCAGCTATGCCTCGGGCGGCATTGCTAACTCACCCCAGTTGGCGCTCTTTGGCGAAGGCAGCAGACCAGAAGCCTACGTCCCACTGCCTGACGGTCGCTCCATTCCGGTCACGATGAGTGGTGGCGCGTCTGGTGGGGATGTCTTCAACATCTCGGTCAGCGTTTCGGATGCGGGTGCTTCCAGCCGAGGGGACGACCTGGGCGGACGCGATCTGGGACGTGCGATTGCTAGTGCTGTTCGCCAGGAGTTGCTGGCACAAAAGCGAGCCGGTGGGCTGCTTGACAGCCGGAGGGCTGTGTAAGTGGCGACGTTCACCTGGACACCATCGGTCGGCGCCAATTTGTCCATCCGGCCCAATGTACGCCGTGTGGCCTTCGGCGACGGCTACGAGCAGCGCTTGGCCTTCGGCATCAATACGCAGCCTCAGGTCTGGTCCTTGGAGTTTCGGGGGCGAACCAGCACAGAAGCAACAGCGATCGATGCGTTCCTACGTGCACGTGGTGCAGTGCAGGCCTTTGACTGGACGCCACCAGGAGGTGCTTCGGCCAAGTTCGTTTGTGAGGAATGGAGTCGATCGGTGGATGAGCCCAATGTCGAGTCTGTTCGGGCAACCTTCAAACAGGTGTTCGATCTGTCATGACCGTCCAGTCCATCTCCTCTGAAATTCAAAAGCTCGCGCCCAGCAGCGTAATCGAACTCTTTGTGCTGGATCTTGCACTGTTTGGACAGGGACCGGTTCGCTTTCATGCTGGCACCAATGCTTTGCAGCAGCGGGTCGTCTGGCAAGGCAACTCCTACGAAGCGTTTCCCATCGAGGTCGAAGGCTTCGAGCTCAATGGCAATGGCCAAGTTCCTCGGCCGCGCCTGCGGGTAGCGAATGTCACCGGGGCGATCACGGCGCTGGTTCTCACGTACCAGGACTTGGTGGGCGCCAAGATCACGCGCAAGCGAACGCTTGCGAAATACCTGGATGCGGTCAATTTTGAGGGTGGTGTCAATCCGACCGCTGATCCTTCGGCCGAATTTGCTGACGACGTGTACTACGTCGACCGCAAGTCCAGAGAAACACGGGATGTTGTCGAGTTTGAGCTCGCCGCATCGTTTGATCTGGAGGGAGTCTCACTCCCGCGCCGGCAGATCGTCCAAAACGTCTGTCCCTGGCGCTACCGGGGTTCCGAGTGCGGGTACACCGGCACGGTCTATTTCGATGCCAACGATCAGTTGGTTGGCTCCAGCAGTCTCGACGTTTGCGGCAAGCGTCTGTCCTCTTGCAAGGCGCGGTTTGGACAGAACGCTGAGTTGCCCTTTGGTGGCTTTCCGGCTGCAGGGCTGATTCGCTGATGCTTTCTGAAAACCGGGCCCTGGCGCTCGATCACGCCCGTGAGTCTTTCCCGCGGGAGTCTTGTGGACTGCTCGTGATCCGCAAGGGTCGGGAGGTGTACTGGCCGTGCCGAAACATCGGTGTGGGTACGGACCAGTTCGTGATTCACCCCGAGGACTACGTCAAGGCCGATGAGCAGGGGCAGATCGTGGCCGTGGTGCACAGCCATCCGGGCCTGCCGCCCGAGCCAAGTCAGGCTGACCGGGTGGCGTGTGAGGCCAGTGGCTTGCCCTGGCACATCGTGAGCGTACCGAGCGATACCTGGGCCAGCATCGAACCAATGGGTTACGTTGCCCCTTTAGTGGGCCGCGAATGGTCTCACGGCGTACTCGATTGCTACGCCTTGGTGCGCGACTGGTTCCGAATAGAACGTGGGGTGGATTTGCCCAACTTCGTGCGCTTTGACGATTGGTGGAAGCGCGGTGAGAACCTCTACATGGAGAACTTCTCTCAGGCTGGGTTCTCTCCGGTAGACGCGAGCGATCTCCAGACTGGCGACTGCTTCCTGATGCAGGTGGCATCAAGCGTTCCGAATCACGCAGCGGTTTACCTCGGAGAGGGGCTGATTCTTCATCACTTGCAGGGGCGTCTTTCCAGTCGTGATGTCTACGGCGGCTACTGGCAAAAAGTCACAACACACATCCTTAGATATGGTCACGGTCATTCTTCTCGGTGAACTCGGGCGCCGCTTTGGTCGCAGGCACAGCCTGGCCATTTCGTCGGCTGCGGAGGCCATTCGGGC